CCATACTTCTTTGGTGTCGTATTTGACTACATGCTCTAACGGAAATTTAGATTTCATTTTAATCCTCAACGGTAAATGTTTTCTTTTTGACTTTGGTATCAAACTCACCAGTTCTACCAGGTTTCATGCTTCCTATTTTAACATTCTTTCCTCTTCCTGGGAAGGAGGTGTCTGAAGTTCCTTTAAGTGTAGCACTTCCACCTGGTTTGCGTTGAATCAGAACAGAATCCTGATCATATTTTTTTCCTAATTTTTCAATTACTCTTTTAAACTTTCTTTTACCCATTTTTCCTGGAGTGACAATATGAGATTTTTCACCCACTTTTCTCTCCTGTGAGGTGCCTGGATTCTCTGTATATCTACCAGAGACTTTTGTAGGACCAGGAAGTCCAGCACCTCTAATATCACGTTCAAGTTGCCGTGAACGTGCTTTGTTTTCTGCTTTGGATTTGTCACCACGTTGAGCTGACATAATTGCCATGCCACCCTTTTTTGATTTACTCATTACACGAGTAAGTGAGGTTTCATTTAAGTCTCTTGCTTCAGAGATAAATTCCTTAAAGGTCTTCATTTGTATGAACTTTTTTAGGTATTTAGGCAACAAGAGAAATGAACTCACCAAGAACTTTTTTGTTAAACTTTTTGACTTTAAGTGATTTAACAAATGCAGATTTGATCTGTGCCTTGGTTGCACATTCAGCAACTTCAAAGTCAGCATCCTGCGAAAGTGCCGATGAAGAGAGACCGAAGTATGCATGATAACCAGATTTGGTGATGGTAAAACTCTTCAGTTTTTTCCAATCTTCTTGAATTTTAATGTATTGTTTGTAGTCCTTATCAGAAAGAGAATGATAAAGACCAATAAAACGATTTACATCACGACCAGAAAGAACACGAATACCAATAAAATTAGTGGTAGGAAACTTATCTTTTAGGTTACGAAGAAGAATATCGGTAAATTCATGATACCCATAACCAAACTTATAAGTGGTTCCAAGTTTGCGATCACGAAGAAACGCACTATTGGGATTTACGTGACGAGTTCCAAGATGAGATTCTTTTTCCCAAGCACGTTTAACTTCTTGATGATAAGGAATGTAAGATGCTTCACCATCAGTCAAAACAATACATTGAACCTTTTGAAGTTTATTCTCACGTTGAAACTTGGGAAGAATCTGATGAAGACAAATCAGTGCTTCATTCAAAGGAGTGCCAGACAGACACAAACGGGATGGGTAAGTGTATTCGCAAGTATAAGTGTTGATAAAACACATAGCAAGCCTCCAAATGTTCATCATCTGATGCTCCAGTTCTCTACCAGAAACCTTACTGGTAAAAAGATTCATGAGTGAAAATTGATCTTCTACACAAAGCAAACCTTCCTTTTTTTGATAATGACAATCAAAATCTGCAGGAACATAACGTTGCTCATCATAATCATACCGACAACGACTCCATTCATTTGTAAAGGCATAAACCTCAAACGGAATCGCAACTTTTTTGCAGAACCAAATCAAATTAAAAAGTTGTTTGCAAGTATCGAGAAGAACATTTTGCATAGATCCAGACCAGTCCAGAATAAAAACTAGTCCATGATTCTTTCCATCAGGAATTACAGTAACTTTCTTAAAGAGATCTTCATTATACTTGTACGAATGAAGACGAGCGGTATCAAGAACTCCAGTGCGAGCAGTAGAAGCACGGGAATAAGCATCTGCTGCCTTACGACACTCAAACTCCTTCACCAGATAATTGACTTCCTTCTGTGCAGCAACTTTAAACTTGCGATACTCCGAGTCTGGTTTCGCAAATAGATTGCAGGAAGAAATGTTACGTTCAGTTGCAATTTCATTATTATTTTTTTGCTGCATCTTAAAAGAATTATCAATTTCTTCATGAACTTCAGAATTACTTGCAATCACAGTATCAAGATTTACTTGAGGAATTTCCACATAAACATTCTCTTGATCGTTCATACCGACAAGATCACGAATTTTATCCTGAAGAGATTCAGCAGTACGAATCTCTGGATCCTTATCAGGAACTTGAGAATTATCTTGCGTTTGATCTCCAGAAGAAGATCCAGTTTCGTCAGATTGTTCTGGTTGTGAAGAATCAGATTGATCTTCTTGCTCATCATTTGGTTGTTCTTCCGACATCTCATTCGCAGAAGAATTAGAGTCACCTTGTTGTTGATGAGAATCAAAGTCAAAAACTTTCTGTTGCTGTTCTTTTTCTTTCTTACAATACTTATACAGTTCTTCGGCAGCAACCAGAACATCTGCAAAGGTTTCAGTTGCAGCGATTAGATCAATGATTTCTTTCTCTTCTGGATTGAAATCAAGAGTTACAAAGTTTCCAACCTTGAAGTAAAGATTAGCACGATCTGCAAGATTAAATTTTGAAATGTTTTCATCCGCAAGTTGAAAGAAGTCCTCTTCATTCAGTTCTTTATAACCGTTGAAAAACGTTTTGGCAAGACCCATGTACTTGCGTTTCATCAGTTTCTCAATACGTGCGTCTTCGACCACATTCACAAACTGCTGAGGAACTTTTACAGTCTCCAACCAATCCTCATCGGGAGTGAAGAGAGCATGACCCACTTCATGACCCACGAGAAGGTCATACACAAGATTACTTGCCTTCTCCCAGAGAGGAAGCGTAAGAACACGAGTATGAACATTAAAGCAAGCAGTAGAAACTTTCTTGTGCTCAACCACCAGATCTTCAGTAGCAAGCAGTTTGGCAAGTTGAGATTTGATTTCGTGAGAGACAGGCATTGATTTCCTTTCGTATGAACCCATTATAAAACGAAAGGTCGCCTTTTGGACGACCCATGTGACACTTCTTGAACTGGGCAAGTCGTGCTTTTGCTTGCCTCAGTGCTTGCGGTTTGAGTTTTCGTTTCTGCTCCTTCTTGGAGTGGTGTTGCCAGTTCGGAGTGTTCATTGCTTTGAATAAACTGATTGATTATTCTATCATACCATATGGTGTTTTCGTCTAGATCCATAAATGGTGGCATGTGCCACTATTTATACTGTACTAAGGACATCAATCGTTGGAAACCATCCGATACTCTTCATGATAGAAATATCTGCAACATTATCCTCTCTCTCACCAGGAGTATCTCCCAAAACTGGAAGATGCCCTTGACCAAATGCTTTTGCTAAATCTTTGACCGCAACAGATTTACCTGTTCCGATTGTGACAGGGCCAGTTACGTTGCTGCTTGCAAGATAACGAATCGCACGACAAACATCTTTAACATGAATCCAATCTCTTTTATGATTAGTGACATATTTTGCCTTTCCATTTTTCAACAAATCATACATCATATTTCCACGTCCACCAGGACCATAAACTGTAGTAAATCTCATACCAACGGAATTTGGTGGAGCCATGACTTCATTGATCCATTTTGTCATTGCATATGGATTTGTCCAATAGTCTTCTTCTACAGTGCTTGAAGAGGCGTACAAGAGGCGTGTATTTGTTTCCCTACACCAATCAAACAATGGTTTTGTTGAAACAACATTGTTTTCATAATATTTTTCAGGATTTTCTTGACTGTCACGAATATCCGCGTATGCAGCTAGATGTATTACCAGATTATAATCTCCTCCAGAAAAATCTTTAACATTATCTGGACGATCCAATCCTGTTACCCATCCACTATGAGTTTCTTTCCAATCATCAAATACATGTTTACCAATAAATCCTTTGTGTCCAGTGATTAATACTTTTTGCATTTCAAATCATCCTACTAAATCCTTTGACTTTTTCAAATCGAATAACGTTATCAAACTTATCCTGCAATCCATCCTTATGAGAGATCACAAAGATATTAGCATTCTTTAGGACAAAACGAATAATCTTTAGAAAATCATCCGTGCCGAATCCATCGAGAGAACTGTCAAACACTTCATCCATAATCAGGAGATTAGTGTTAACTGAGTTTTTATGTTTTGCAACTTCTCTCCAAGTAAAGAGAAGTGCGAGGTCGATACGCATCTTTTCTCCTTCACTGAATGATGCGTATGTAAAATCCTCATGAATAGGGGATTGAACGGTTTCATTAAACTCTTCATCTAAAGTAAAGTTAATATAGAAATCCATCATTTGCAAATAACGATTTACTTGCTGATTGATTAATGGCAAATACTTTTTAATGATTTGAGTTTTAACTCCACCGTCTTTGAGAAGATTATAAGAGAACTCGTAATATCGAGTAAGATCTCTTTTAGACTCTAAATCTTTTTCGGTGTTCTTTAGTTTTTGTTTAAAGGTTTCTAACTTTTCATGCTCAGAATTTCTATTTGCAAGGTTCTCGGTAAGAACTTGAATTTCGTGTTCGAGATCTCTGATTTGTCTGTGACACCCAGAAATCTTAATGTTGTTTTGAGAAATGTCATTCGTTAGTTTTGAAATCTCCTTGGAAAGAGTGATGAAGTGACGCTCTCGGGTCTCCTCCTCTTTAATTGCCTCCTCCAGTTCTATGTAACCAGATTGCAACTCCTTTGCTTTATTTTGAGCGTCATCAATTCTATTTATTCTAAAGCTTTCATCAATAGACTGTGTGCAAGTGGGGCATACCGTATTCTCACTGAAAAACTTGTGCTCTTTAGTAATAGAAGACACCTTTTCAGAAATCTTTCCTTTAAGATTTCCTAACTTACGAAGTTTTTCTGTGGCTCCAATAACATACTCTTGCTCTTTAGTATGTTTAAATATGTTCTCCTCTAGAATAGCATTCTCTTTCATATGAATGTCAACTTCTGCATCTAACTTGGCAATCTTACCTTTATTGACATTAATATTGGCATTACCACGATTTTCCAACTCTTCAATAAAGTTGTTTTGCATTTCAACTTTATCCTTAATAGACTCTTTTGTTAGATGTAAAGTATGAACATCATCCTTTACTAATCTGAGTTTGTCCTTAATAATTGTGTTCATTGAAGAAAAGATCTTGATATCCAAGAGATCTTCAATCACTTCTCGTCGATTCGCAGCAGTAAGTTGCATAAAAGGAACAAAGGTGCTGCTACCCAAAATCACAATTTGAGTAAAAGACTTATAGTTCATTTTTAAAACAGTTTGTTCAAACCA